TTTTGCCAATGACAGGGTATATTTGTCTAAAAGAAAATATTTAATAACAGTCATCGATGAGGATCCAGATAGCGAAATTGTCGGAAAGGTTTCACAACTTCCAGCTTGTAGATTTAATCGACATTTCGAATCGGATAACCTCAACCATGACGTTTTCATTCTAGAATTTTAAAAAAAAAGGAGGACATAAATATGTCAAAACTTGTTTGGGACAAGACCGGTGAACGTTATTACGAAACCGGTGTAAATCAGGGTGTTCTTTATCCTCAGGCGGAAGGCGGCACATATCCTAAGGGTGTTGCCTGGAATGGTCTTATATCCGTTACCGAGAGTCCTTCTGGTGCTGAACCGACGCCTCTTTATGCTGATAATATTAAGTATCTTAATCTCATGTCTGCCGAGGAGTTCGGTGCCACTATCGAAGCTTATACCTATCCTGATGAATTTGCTCAGTGTGATGGATCTGCCGAAATCGCTCCTGGCGTCATGATCGGACAGCAGAACCGCAAGGTCTTTGGTCTCTCTTATAAGACTGTACTCGGTAACGACGCTGATGGCAACGACTACGGTTACAAACTACATCTTATTTATGGTGCTTTGGCCGCCCCTTCAGAAAAGGGTTATTCCACTATTAACGATAGCCCAGAGGCAATTACTTTCTCTTGGGAAGTCACTACAACTCCTGTTCCTGTAACAGGATTTAAACCAACCGCCTCCATCACAATTGATTCTACCAAGGTTGACGCTGCTAAGTTGGCCGCTTTGGAAGAAATTCTGTACGGTAAAGATCCGACAACTCCTGAAGACGATGACGGTGTTGATCCGAGATTACCTCTTCCCGATGAGATTATTGATTTGATAACCCCTGCTGCTGGCTAATTAACTGTTTATATTTAAACTTATTTTGGGAGTCGTATTCAGGATTATTGGCTGGCGGCTCCCTATTTCTAATTATCGAAAGGAGAAAANTATTATGTTAAAAAAAACAATAACTTANACNGACTTTGACGGAAACGAAAGATCAGAGGACTTCTACTTCAATCTCTCCNAGGCAGAAATTATGGAAATGGAATTGGGTGTTTCTGGTGGTATGTCCCAAATGCTTAATAAGATTGTCGCTGCTCAGGACAGTGAAAGAATCATCAAGATCTTTAAAGAAATAATTCTTAAGGCTTACGGTGAGAAGTCTCCTGATGGAAGAAGGTTTATTAAATCCGAAGAACTTTCTACCGCCTTTTCTCAAACAGAGGCCTATTCTCAGTTGTTCATGGAATTGGCAACAAATGCAGATGCAGCANCAAAGTTTGTGAACGGGATCGTTCCGGCGAATACCACTCAAATAGCAGCGCCCGTTAAACAACAATAAAAAGTTAAGGAGGATTGAGGAATGCTTCAAATTACGATACCAGCCGTTGAACAATGGGACGAGCGAAAACAGGAATTCGTTATCACAAAAGAACAGACATTACAACTGGAGCATTCTCTCGTCTCTCTTTCAAAATGGGAATCCAAATGGTGTAAACCATTTCTAACAAAACAGGAAAAAACGTTTGAAGAAACTTTGGATTATATAAAATGCATGACCATTACGCAAAACGTAAATCCAGAGGTTTATAATTATCTTACAAATAAAAACATTGAAGAGATTAATAATTATATAAAAGCCCCAATGACCGCAACTTATTTTTCAGATGATAAAAACGCAAAAACAAGCAGGGAACAAAATACGGCGGAGCTTATCTATTATCGGATGATTGCTTTAAATATACCGTTTGAGTGCCAAAAATGGCATCTTAACCGTCTTCTTACTTTAATTAAGGTTTGCAATATTAAAAATCAGCCTCCAAAAAAGAGAAACAGAAAAGAAATTATGAGCAGAAATACCGCTCTAAATGCCGCTCGCAGAAAACAATTAAATACAAAGGGGTGAGGCGATGAATAACAAACAACAAAAACGCTATAACGCGTGGCTTACAACATTTACAAAAAAAGCAGTTACAGTAATTCTTATTATCTCATTGATAGATTTACAGCTATCATACATACTTGCTTTTATGGGTAAAGAGCAAATTGCAGAGTCGCTTTCTAGCACCATCGCAGACACCGTCATCGGAGTAATGCTTGGATATTTCTTAAAAGCTCTTTTCGAAACATTCTTTGAAGAACGTGAAAAGAGATTAAATAAAAAACTCGAACAAAACCGTTCGTCTGAAGAAAACGAGTCGGTTAAATAAAGGAGGTTTTAACATGCCTATTTATTTTTTAACTACAGCACTTTTAATTGTTTCTGTTGTAACAAATCTAACGGTCGAAGGAATAAAGAAGCTTCTTGACGGGACAACTGTTAAATATTCTTCTAATGTTTTGGCCGCTGTTTCTTCAGTTATAATCGCTTGTGCTGTTTGTGTTATCTATATCATCATGAACGATGTTGTCTTTTCTTCGAAGGTTGGAGTCGAGATTGTTATTCTTATATATCTTGGATTCCTAACTTCAACAGTTGGTTACGACAAAGTGGGTCAAATGATTAAACAGATTCAAAATATCAAGGAGGGATAATCATGAGTAATAGCCCTTTGGTTAGTTATACCAAAATTAGCCCAAACAAGACCAGCCCAAGGAACCATAAAATTGACACCATTACGATTCATTGTGTTGTCGGTCAATGCTCAGTGGAGACTCTTGGTAATATTTTTGCATCTGCTTCTCGTAAGGCATCTTCTAACTATGGTATCGGTGCAGACGGTCGGATCGGAATGTATGTCGAAGAAAAAGACCGTTCATGGTGCTCTTCTAACGCTGCTAATGATCACCGAGCAATTACCATAGAGTGTGCCAGCGATAAAACTCACCCTTATGCTATCAATGATAAAGTTTATAAAGCTTTAATAGAACTGTTAGTCGATATTTGCAAACGAAATGGTATTCCAGAACTTAAGTGGAAAGCGGATAAATCTTTAATTGGTCAGCCAGATAAACAGAACATGACCGTTCATCGATGGTTTGCTAATAAGTCTTGTCCTGGTGATTATATTTATAATCGTCTAGGACAAATTGCATCCGAAGTAAACGCAAAGCTAAATAGCGGCTCCCCTAAGGTTAAACCCGAAATTTTATATAGAGTTCAGACAGGGGCATTTAGTAAGAAAGCAAATGCCGACGCCATGTTGACCAAAGTCAAAGCCGCTGGATTTGATACTTATATGGTAAAAGTAGATAACCTCTACAAAATTCAGGTTGGCGCCTTTAGCAAAAAATCAAACGCAGATGCTATGGCTGCTAAACTTAAAGCTGCTGGTTTTGATACTTACATTACCACGAAAAGTGGAACAGCAGTGACCACATCTTCGAAGAAAAGCATCGATGAAATTGCCCGAGAAGTCATTCAGGGTTTATGGGGTAACGGTCAGGACCGAAAGGACCGTATCACTAAAGCTGGCTATGATTATTCTGCCGTGCAGAAGAGAGTAAATGAACTTCTATAAAAGGAGAATTTTATATGATTAGTTTCAGACAAAAGGGTGACTTTTCAAAACTCACAAATTTCTTAGAGAAGGTTAAAAAGACGGTCCGTCTTAGCGATCTCGATAGATATGGGCGTGAGGGAGTAGCCGCCCTCGCGTCTGCAACACCTGTCGACTCTGGTCTTACGGCGGATTCGTGGAGCTATAAAATAACCAACAAACAAGGATCGGCAAAGATTACTTTTTATAACACAAATATTCAAAATGGAGTTCCAATAGCCATAATTCTACAATATGGACACGGAACTCGAAACGGCGGCTGGGTACAGGGTCGAGATTACATCAATCCTGCTATCCAGCCTATTTTTGACAAAATTGTAAATGAAGCATGGAGGGAGGTTACTAAGCTATGAGTAGGACAATCGATTCAAGGGTTGTCGAAATGCGATTCGACAATAAACAGTTCGAATCAAACGTCAAAACTTCAATGTCAACTCTTGATAAACTTAAACAGAGTCTTAATTTGGACGGTGCTTCTAAAGGTTTAGAAAACATAAACACTGCCGCTAAAAACGTCAACATGTCAGGACTTAGCGGTGCTGTAGAGACTGTTGGTCTTAAGTTTTCAGCCCTCCAGGTCGTAGCGGTAACCGCCCTCTCTAATATTACAACGTCGGTAATGAGGGCTAGCAGTTCCCTACTTAAAAACACGATAGGCGCTATCGCCGAAGGTGGAAAAAGAAGGGCTCTGAATATAGAGCAGGCAAAATTCCAGTTTAAAGGACTGGGTATGGACGTTGAAGCCACAATGGCAGACGCTAGTTATGCTGTTGATGGGACCGCATATTCTTTAGATGCCGCCGCCAAAGTAGCATCGCAATTAGGAGCTTCCGGAATGCGGGCTGGCGACGACATGCGTAAATCTTTGAGGGCGATCTCTGGTGTTGCCGCCATGGCGGGATCTTCGTATGAGGATATAGGTAATGTGTTTACCAAGGTCGCAGGACAAGGTCGTTTAATGGGCGACGACTTATTAAGACTATCGTCTAGAGGCATAAACGCTGCGGCTACCATAGCTAAAGCATTAAATAAAACCGAAGCCGAAGTCAGAGATATGGTTACTAAAGGTAAAGTAGATTTTCAGATGTTTGCAGATGCTATGGATTCGGCTTTCGGAGAACACGCAACCGCGGCTAATGAAACTTTTACTGGTTCTTTATCTAATGTAAAAGCCGCTTTAGCTAGAATTGGCGAGAATATATACGGACCTTTGCATGAAAACATGATAGGTCCATTAAATGAACTTCGATTAAAGATAAATGAAGTTGCAAAAATATTAGAACCAACGTTCGCCAAACTAGCAATACTCATGGAAAAAGCCGGAAAAAAAGCAACAGAAATGTTAAAAAACCTCGATCTTACAGAAATGATTAATAAAATCAAAATGGGAGACAAAACTGCCGACAAACTTCGACGAACTTTTTCTGGAGTTTTTGCTCTGCTTGATATTGCTAAAGAGTTCTTCGGAGCTATATTTCGTGGAGCGGGAGACGTTCTTAGTGTAATGTCGCCTTTAGGGGACGGGCTCTTAGACGTAACAGCAAGATTTGGTGATTTCATTGTTGGTGTTCGGAATGCCATTAAAGAGACGGGATTTTTTGATGTAGCAATTAATGGTATCGTTACAATCTTAACAGATCTACGAGATTTTTTAATAAAAATCGGAAACGGGATTAAAAATGCCATTACAAAGATAGGACAAAATTTCCAAGGATTTGGAAGCATTGATCTTGGGCCTTTAAATATATTTTCAAAGGCTGTTGAAATAGCAATGCATCCTTTTACGTCTATCGCAAAACTTTTCCAAAAAGCCTGGGAGATGATTGTTAAGGTTATCGAATGGGCAAGACCATACGTAGAAAAAGCAGCTAAAGCGATAGGTCCGGCTTTAAAAACATTGTTTGGTGCATTTGGCGAAGCATTCCGGAGCGGAGACTTGAAACGGTTCATGGAGTTGGTGAACACCGGGCTCTTAGGAACGGTTATTGTCGGAATAAAGAAATTTATAGATTCTCTTAAGAATGTTGGAGAGAATGCTTCCGGTATGCTTGAGGGAATAAAGAGCGTTCTCGATGGTGTATGCGGATCCCTTGAAGCCTATCAAAAAAAGCTGAAAGCTCAGACTCTTTTAACTATAGCCATAGCGGTTGGTGTGTTAGCGGCATCCTTATGGGTTCTTTCGGGAATACCAGCTGATAAGATGCTTCCGGCTATAGGCGCCTTGACGACTTTGGTTGCAGAATTGGCAGCCACAATGGTTATCATGGGTAAAGCCTTTAAATCGTTTAAAGGTGGAACTCAAATTCTTTTATTTGCAGCGGCTATATTGATTTTAGCAAATGCTCTTAAATCGTTGGCAGAGCTTAATCCGGATCAACTACAAATTGGTCTTACAGGTGTTACAGCTTTAATTGTTGAGCTTACAGCAGCCGCTATGGTTATGTCGAAAAGTTCAAGTAAGATGATTAAAGGTGGGGTCGGTTTAATTGCTATGGCAACGGCTATTCTTATTTTAGCCCAGGCAGTTAAATCGTTAAGCACACTCGATCCTGGTCAGTTAGCCACAGGTCTTATTGGTGTTGGAGTCCTTCTTGCCGAAATTGCAGGTTTTACCCAAATTGTTAAGCCTGAAAAGCTTATCAGTACAGGTCTTGGTATGATTGCGATGGCCACAGCTTTAAATATTATGTCCGGGGCAGTTACCACTTTATCATCGATTGATCCATTAAATCTCACTCAAGGCTTAATAGCTCTTGGCGTTATTCTTGCTGAAATAGCTGGATTCACTCATATTGTAAATCCCAAAAAGCTTATCAGTATTGGGGTAGCTATGATAGCAATGGGAGCAGCCTTAAAAATCATATCAAGTGCTGTAAAAACATTCGGAGAAATGGATTTAGCACAACTGGCTCAGGGTCTTATTGCTATGGGCATAGCTCTTGCTGAAATTGCAGGTTTTACCCAAATTGTTAAGCCGGAGAAAATGTTAAGTACTGGAGTTGCTTTAATTGCAGTTGGTACCGCTTTATTATTAATTGCTAAAGCGGTACAGAGTTTCGGAGGAATGAGTTGGAAAGAGATGGCCAAAGGTCTTGTAATGCTTGGCGGATCTCTTCTTATAATTACAGTTGCTCTAAATGCTATGAAGGGGCTATCGGCGGAGCAGCAGCAATGCTTGTTTTCGCCGCCGCTCTTAATCTGATGATTCCAGCTATGCTGGTCTTTGGACAAATGGGTTGGGAAGAGATCGGAAAAGCACTTCTCATGTTAGCCGGAATTTTTGTTGTATTTGGAGCATCAGCAGCTATCTTATCACCTTTAATTCCTGTCATGATTGGACTAGCGGCTGCCGTGGCATTACTTGGCGCAGGTGTTCTTGCTTTAGGTGTTGGTATCGTGGCTCTATCGGCTGGTTTAACTGCGTTTGCACTCGGTGGTCCAGCATTTATCACAGGTCTAACATTGATGCTGGAAGCCATTATCATGATGATACCATCAGCGATGGCTGCCGTTGTTGAAGGATCAATCTTAATGATTAAAACTTTAGCAGATGGTATAGGAGTTGTTATTGATTCTCTAGTTGTTATTCTTAAAACTGTTATTGAGGGATTAATTGTTTTAATTCCGGATGTTGTAGAAGCGGTATTTCTGTTTCTGACAGCTATGGCCGATGCTCTTATAGAATTTATACCAAAACTTATAGAACTTGGGTTAACGCTCCTTTTATCTTTGTTGCAAGGCATAGCCGATAACATACAAGAAGTTACAGCCACTGTTCTAGAAATTGTTGAAGAATTTTTAAGAGGACTTGCTTCTGGAATTCCAGGAGTTGTAGCCGCAGCAATTGAATTCGTTAGTGAGTTTATAATGGCTCTCGGCCGTGAAATACCTAAACTTGTAGACGCAGGGTTCAAAATGATTATTGACCTTTGTAATGGTCTCGCTGACGCTATACGTGAAAACTCATTTGAACTTGGTAAAGCGGCAGTGAATTTAGCCACAGCAATTATTGAAGGGTTAGTCGAAGGCCTTGTTGGTGGGGTAGTGGCAGTTGTTGAAGCAATTGTAAATGTCGGTAAAGCTTTATGGAAGGGTTTCAAAGATTTTTTAGGTATTCGTTCTCCATCGAAAAAGATGGAAGAAGAAAGCGGAAATATAATCTCCGGGATTATTAAAGGCCTTACCGGTGGAATAGGAAAAATAGTAAATAAGGCCAAAGAGATCGGCAGTAACATTCTAGGAGGAATCAAAGGGGCCGTATCCAAAGTTGGAGACATCGCTTCAAACGTGGTTAACACCCTAGGAAACGGATTAAAAAAAGGTCT